AGTGGTTTCACCTCTGCATTCAGCATAGGAGTTTTAAATCGACGAGTTTGCAAAGCATAAGAGTCTGTTTACGGGAGTTTGAACAATTCCTTTTTATCACCGCTGTAACGTTTAGCGGCGTCATAAACCCCGACCTTCGCTTAATGAGTTGGTCAGGGCAGACCTGGTACACACCTACACAATAGGAAATTCAAAGAGCTATCATGAGCTCGCATCTCCCCTTCCTCACTAACTGACGCATCTGCCTAAGGCGATGGTCTTGAGAAGGATGCTGTGTATGCATGGTAGAGCAATGGCGCAATTAGGATGCCTACTCAGCGAACGCCCTCGTGTGGGAGTTCTTGGTTAACGACCGAGCTTTCCAGGGCACTCTCGACCGGAGTGCCAACGAATGTGGGAGGTTTTTACCTCCGTTCAAGAGTCATCTGCCATCGTGGCGAACTCTGTAGTGGAACGACATTCCCTACAGTTTTATACTCTGTCCCGAAACAACAACAAACCAAGAAAGTCGCACCAACGCGCACAACTGCTCTACGAGCACCCCGGGTACCGGCTCACAAGAGCGCGTCCCACCAACCAAGGCCGCCCATCCGCACGGCGACCATCCCCTTGGCACATCCGTCCAGGGGGCACGAGAAGGAGAAGAAGAAGAAGGAACATAAGCATAAGGGCTTGCTCTCTGGAGTAGGTAGTATGTTGGGTAATGCAATCGAGCCTGGCCTCGGCGGCGCTCTAGGAGCGACCGCTGGAGAGCTCCTCGGCAACCTATTTGGATGGGGCGACTACGAAGCCGTCCCGCCTGTCAACTACCCTATCGAGAACAACACAACCCTTGGGCTTCAAACACCCATGGCTGCTCAAATACCTATGATGCACACAGAAGATGGGTCCACTCGTATTCGCAAGAGGGAGTACATAGGAGACGTCCGGATGACTAAGTCATTCCGGGGCGAACTCTATGCACTCAATCCAGCGTCTCGTAGGACCTTTCCCTGGTTGTCCACAGTCGCAGCTAATTATGAGCAATATAAGTTCCTCGGTCTATCCTTCGGATTCCGCAGTTTAACCGCCAATGCGCTTGGCGCTGTAGGCGATCCTGCCATGGGGAGCATCACTCTCTTTACCCAGTACGACATGTATGATGCTACCGTCACCGACAAAGTCGCAGCCAACAACGCACTCTACGCCACTTCATGCAAACCCAGTGAAAGCATGCTCCACCCTGTGGAGTGTGATCCTGAGCAAACACCTACTCAACCGCTTTACACCGGTATCAATGAGGTAATCTCCAAAGATATCACTAAAGCTCCTGACAGGCGGCTCACTTACATGGGTTTCACTAACGTTGTGACGCAAGGAGGTCCCATAGATCCGGGTTACCTCTGCGGAGAGTTGTGGGTCACGTACGACGTCATGCTTTACAAGCCCATGGTGCGGCTAGTGAACCCGAACTGGCCTCTCATGGAAGATCCAGTTAGCGTGATCGACAGGTACAACCAACAGCTTGCTGCGAGTGAAGAAGACACTCCTCCCCCCGATCCCATTGACCGCCCTCCACCATTATCTCTCACTCGTGAATCCACAGCACGCAGCGAGTACATGATGGTCGACAGAAGGTAGGTCCTGGATGTGAACCCCTGTAACTCCCAATCATCGCATGGGAGACGCGGGCAATAGCCTATAGCACATAGGAGCCGTTGGACACGGTTGCGAAACTGCAATTAGCACAGGTAAGAGTCCTGAATGAGCCCCTTTCACTAAGACGCGGGCAACAGCCTTTTGTAGGAGCCGT